AAACCGATTTTTGGTTGGAAAGTATTTTCGCCAACAGCACGAACCATTTGTAATGGAACGTATGGGCAATAGAACATACCAGCGTCATAAGGATTAGTACCTCTGTAACCAACAGTCATATAATCTGCACTTGCATACGGATCAATATAGACTTTAACTCTACCATTTAGAAGACCAGCAAAAGTATTGCCTGTGTCATCTACAGATAAAGAAGTGTTGAGAGCAGGAGCGTAGTCTAATACACCAGCCATTGACAATGCCGAAGCAACATCAGATGAACAAAGGATAAAGTTACCTTTACCTCTTCTTGTGTCTTTAGCAATCTTATTTGCTTCTCTTTCGATTTGGAATAACAAACCTTTGAACTTTTCAACAGACCATCTACCGTTGGCATCAACATCTAAGTTGAAAGTACCAGCAGTTGCAGTTGCCTGAGCACCTGTAATAGCTTGAATGTTAACATTTCTGATAACTTCTCTGTTGATTTCTGCAAGAATCTCTGAAGAGAGAATGTTTGCAAGTTCTGCCTCTGCATCTAGACCATGAATTGCTTTAAGGTCTTGAGCGAGTTCTAGTGTGTATTCTGCTTTTAATGCTCTGGATTTTGCAGTAACGGTAGCTTTCTCAATAGTGAATGACATTTCAGCGAACTGATTGCCAGCGACATCACCTAATGCTTCAGCAGCATCAGTGTCCATTGCACCTGTAGTTTGAGAAGCGTAAGAACCGTTAAACGGGTCGCCTGAGTGATTTGATCCAACAGTAGTTGAAGTTGTTTGTGCAGCAGCACTGTAACCAGTTCTAGCTTCTCCGAAAAGAGCCTCTGATTCAGCAGTTCTAGCAGCATCAACATCATCGTGATATCTTGCTTTCATAGCAAAGATAAGACCTGTTGGGCCAGTCATTGGTTGAACACCACAAATGTCGTAAGCAACGAGATTTGGCATAGCACGTCTGACTAATGAGATCAAAATCGGATCCCAGTTAGATACAGGCGTTCCAGTAGCATTTAAAGGTGCTGATTCGCCAAGCGATTGACGATCTTCTTTAAGAGCCTTTTCTTGGTTCTCAAGAATAACAGCAGTAACCGCACGTTTGTAGTTATCTTCGATCTTTGGAAGATCGGAGTGTTCTAGAATCGGCGCCCACTTTTCTTGTAAGTTTTCTGATTGAAACATTATTTTTTTCCTTTAAATAAACCTAGGTTAATATTAACCTAAAGGTTGTAGTTTAGATATTGCAGCAGCGTATCCTGAAATTTCAGGTGAAAGTGTTGGAGCCCTATCTGATTCCTCAGATATAACACCAGTTCCTTCTTCAACTACAGTATCTTCAACTAGTTTATCACCGTCAACAGGGAAGTAAGCACATTTAACTTCAGAAATCTTCTCAGCGAAGTCCTCTTCAGTTGAATAATCCACACCTTCTGATAACGATACTAGTTTCTCTTTTTGTGATTCAGTTAGGTCTTTACAGGCCTCTGCAATCACGTTTGCCCTCTTGAGCGTTTCCATCTCTTCAGCGATATCCATATTTCTACTTACTTCACTGTCAAGTTTTTGTTCCATCTCATCGAGACGATTTGCGAGTTCATCGATAACATCATACTTATCTTCAGGAACGTCAACATAATGTTCTACGAACAATGTTTTCAAACCTTCGATGAAGTTTTCTGTCATTTCTGATCTCAAACCACGTTCTATTGCAAGTTCGTTTTCTTTCGTCCACTCTTCTGCACAATATGTTAGGTACTTATCAACGCCTTCCGCAAGGTCAGTTTTGATAGTTCCAACTGTGGTTTTTAATTCTTCTGAGTACTGAGACTCAAGTGACTCTTTAATTTCAGCAACTTTAGAAGTTACCGCAGCCTTAAAGATTGTTTTTGCTTTAGCAGCATTTTCTTCGTTTAGTTCCAATGCTTCTGAAATTGCTGATAGGTCGTCATCTATTTCAATTTCCACAAGCGAAGATTCTAGTTCAGCAGAAACAGATTCATCTACTTCAGCAGACTCCTCATCTTCTTTTTTCTTATCATCTTTTTTCGTGAACAATTTAAATGCTTCTGCGACTTTCTCTTCGTCCATACCCTTAAGAGTATCTACGATTGATCTTGCTGTTTCAGCCTTGGTCAAACTTTCATCAACTTCTGATTCTGACAATCCACTAAAGACTGTTTGAAGTTCTTCCTTCGTCATTTCCTTCATAGTGTTGACCATAGACTTAATTGATTCCATCTTGGAAGGAGTGCTGTCTTCCGACTCATCTTCTTCTTTAACTTTCTGCAATTTGGGTTGTGCATCACCTTTACCAGCATTCTTCTGTTGAGCGTCACCACTGACACCTTTAACATTTTCCGCTTTCTTGATTGCATCAACTGCCTTGTCAACAGGATTTTCTTCAGGTTTGACGATCTCAACTTTGCCTTGACCAATGGTCGCAGCATCCGATGAACCTTGTTTGACTGATTTTGAATCGCCCTTTTCAGCTTTAGAATCAGGTTGTCCTGCCTCTAATACTGTTTCTAGGTTGTTTTCTAACTCTGCCATGTTTTTCTCCTGTTTGAGTTTACTTATTTATTTATATATTAAAGGTTTTCAACAAACTTTTTCCAAAGTTTTAGTTTAGTTTCTTCGAGATTATTTAGGGTTGCAGTCTTTAACTGTTTCTGCATTCTCTCCATTTCCACTGCCTTTAGAATACCATTCTCCATGATCCATTCCACACCTTCCATGATCCCTTCTACGAAAGCCTCAGGAGCGGATGGGTCTGCAACGATATCACCGGCCGTTGCAAGCTGGAAATCGTCCTTTACATATTGAGCACCACCTTTTTCCTCTAAGGAACCTAATCCTCTAGATGAAACACCCAACTTTGCACCGTCATTGATCAAACTTCTTACAATCTGACCGTTTGGTGTACTTAAAATCTTTGCACGTCCCACATAATTGTTACCATCTGCTTCTAGCGTGGTTATTAAATGCGAAACTTTGTCTAAATTGATAGTCGGCCCATCAGGATGACCTAACTCTCCAAATGCACGACCCTTTTCAACAAATTCTTTTACGTATCTGTTGACTTCCTTTTCCATGATCGCTTTAGGGTATACTCTACCGTTTCTATTCTTAATTTCGGATTGCATGAAGATACCTTCAATGAAGTACTCCTTCTCACCCTTTTCGTTTTCTTCAACGATCATAGGCGACATTACGTTGTCATTAAACTCTGATATTAATTTCATCTACAATTTCTCCAAAAGGTATATTCGCACTGACCATTTCTTCCATCATCGAGCGAATAAGTTTAAATTCTTCTTCAGCTTGTTTTAAGCTACCAAAAGACTCATCGAGTCTTCTACCATTTAGTATTATGTGGGTACTTTTCTCTTTGACTGCAAACACTACATCTACACTCTCACCACAAAACCTAACTTGGTTTCTTTTTAATGTGTGAAATCCCACAGGCAAACTGTGTTTTGATTCTCTCAGTTCATTGCTGATTTGAGAAAACGATTTCATACTAATCTTCTGATCCGTTGTTCATCCAATCCACTTGCATTCCTACACGTTTCATGTCGACAACTTCCGCAGCCTTCTGTTTGATTCCATCATTAATAGAATCTTTTGCATCTTGTAATTGACCATTCTGTATTTGGTCTACGATTTGTTTCGCTATCTCACTCATTAGAAGTCTCCGTCATCATTGTTTTCACCATCTTCCTCAGAACCTTCTTTCTTTATCTGAGCATCAATGGTCTTTATATCTTCTTCAGTCTGCATTAATACGTATTTTCTTATGTACTCATGAGAATAATACTGACCAACATAGTCTGAAACCTGTCCAAGAGTGTCTAATCTCTCTCTTAAAATCTCTGCATCCTTCAACTCTGTAAAGTGGTTGTCGGTAGCATAGTCAAATAGAATGAAGTCCTTAAACTTGTCGAACTCATCTACACTAACTATTTCTTTAAGAACTAACTGAGTTCTTAAAATGTCTACAAATACTCTAGCAAATTTCTTCTGAAGTCTATTTGTAAACTTATTAAACTTAAGTTCATCTCTAGAAATTTCTGAAGCACGACCCATGTTAAATCCATTGTCGGCCTCCATTCTAGATGACGGGACATTAAGAGATTGATACAACTTCTTCTTGAAGTATTCTATATCTTCTATCTCTGAAAGGTTCTGTCCGCCAGGAAGTGTACTAATTTCTGTTCCTCTTCCACCCTCTCTTCTCGGTAACCAAAAATCTTCCAACATACTCATATGTTTTCTATCGTCTTTGATTTCACCTGTATCTGCATTATAAACAAGTTTATTCTTATACTTGTTCATAGTTTCAGCAAGATACTGTTCTGCCTTTGCCTTTGGAAGATTACCTACGTCTATGTAGAATATTCTTCTTTCAGGAGCCCTTGATATCCTATAGATAACAAGTGCATCTTCCATCATTGATAACTGGTTTGCAGTCTTCAATGCCTTGTGGAGATACCCAATAACTACATTTTTAGTGTAGTCAAGTAGTCCTGAAGTAGTGTATGTAACTGCCTCGGGAGCAATCCTAACTACATTTCCTTCTGTTGATGAAGACTTATCAAAGCCTTTATCATTAAATACGAAAAACTCATCAATGCGTTTTATCTCATCAATGCCGGTTTTCTTGTTCTTTTCCTTCTCAACATTACGAACCTTCTTCATCTTAAGAGGGTCAACATTTCTAAGATCAACAATACCTAATTTAGGACGCTTAGAATCAACCACCTTGTGGAAGTATATGCGGCCGTCAACGTACCATTTTCTGAATAATTCATGAGAGTTCTGATTGAACTTCATCATTGATAGGATATTATTAAACTCGTCTTGCATCTTCGATTTGATGCTATCAGAGAGTTTAACATCTCTGAGGTCGAGTGTGACTATCCTATCCGATACATCAGATGTGATACACTCATTAACTATGTCTTCGATAGCAGAGTCGCACTCTGGCACCAAAGAGGTCTCACGATATTTACGAATGAGTTCTGCCTCATTCTTAATACCACCTTCCATGTCAACATAAGCACCGTAAGCGCCGCCTGATACGAACCCACTCTGTTGTTGGATGACAGCTGTTCCATCATCCTCAAGAGCAGGAACGAACGACTTTGCGTTCGGTGCTTCTTTGACTCTTAACTCATCTCTTTTACGAGATATTTCAAATCCGAATATTTCCATACTATTATTTAGTCCACCAATTTAGTGGGTTTTTCACTGTTCTTTAAAGGACTCTTTCCCAATGCGAGAATGTGAACTGAGTTTCAAATGTCTCAACATCAGATGCTTCTGCACTAGACAGATCGATAGCACCGATTGATATTGGGAACATGTTGAAAAATTCATATCTAGCAAGGACAGAGTCATCTTTGTGTAATTGTTCTACAAACGCACGGGACAATAAGTAGTCTGTGTTTAATGCAGCCTCAGTTGTTGCAAGTGCAGCAACATCTTGTTGCCAAGATTCTAGGGCTGTTCTAGAACTAAAGTCTAGATCGTTGATTATGGTTACACTCCAGTCTTCGAATGTTCTGTCTCCTGCAAGTTTAAGATTCTGACCTCTGAAAGGAACGGTAACTACACCGACAGTCATAGGTGGAATCTGAGCAGCAGAGCATAAGAACTCTATTCTCTGACCAGCACGGGGGATGAAAACTCTGAAACGGTTAGCCCTTGGGCCACCACCGATTAGGTTTGCTTTAAATTGATCTATTGTTGCCATTTAGTACTCCCTATACTGCACTATAAATTTCTTCAAACTCGACACCACTTCTAGCGGCAACAAAGTTTAAAGTAATAAAGTTGATTGACCTAGCAGGTTTAACAAAGATAGAACATACAAATTCGTTTCTATCAATTACTGTGTCGGTATTATTAGATTCGTCACATATTACTGAGAAGTCTATCAAACCTCTTCTATTCTTAACATCTCTCAAGAATGGTTCAACTGCGGCCCTAAATTGCGCCCTAGTGAATGCATCGTTGAATTCGAATAGTTGCGATTTAGCAGCAATAGCAATTGCCTTTTCTAAGACAATGAACAGTCTTCTGACATTGATTCTATCGAAAGCGGAAGGACTAGACATAGCAGTCTTATCCCCAAACAATATAGTTCCTTGTCCAGCAAAAGTTACGATTGGGTTGATTCTCAATCTATACAGTTCATCTCTAGAAGCAAGTGAAGGGTTATAAGCAAGTTTACTTATTCCTAAATATTGTCCTCTTGAGAATCCAGCAGGCGAGAACCAAGGGTCTCTTAGTAAGTCTGACCTTACCATGATGCCCGAAGTATGTGCGTTGCCAGGAACCCATATGTATTTGTCGTTGAATCTATCGTACTGATATGTCCAACTCGAATCGAATACTGCATATGAACTTGAAGTACAAGAAGCAAAGTCTGCTTTAATATCAGTTGTTGCACTTGATTCTGTTTTATAGACACATGATGTTCTTCTTGGAGAAGCAACAACCATGCAATCCTTTCTACCTTCACAAATTGCAATCAATTCATTTACGATACTGTTGTGATCGGTAATTGTGTCTTGAGTTGTACCAGCACCAAGATAAGTTCTTGTAGAACCTGTGATCAAGAATGATACATCAACACTGTCTGCGTCTGCGAAGTGATCTTTATAAGCTTGTACTTTCTGACCAGCAGTAGAATGTTCTCCATCAGAACCCTGAGTCAATATATTGACAAGAGGAACCGAAGCAGCAGAGTCAAATGTGGAACCACCGACTACAGCAGCCGTTGTGACATGGATACTTGCGGTACTGTGAGTACCAGTATTATGACCTGTCCAGTAAATCCAGTTTGATTGTTCTTTGATTACATCTCTGTAATAGTTAGATGAACCGTTAGTTCCTTTAGCGTCTGATATTTTAGATACAAACCCAAATGTTTCTAGAACTTCGAATCTTGTTCCTGTGAGACTACCGTCAGCATCGGATACAACTACGTGCATCTCATCAACGGTATCATCAGGACAACCACCTTTCTTAGCAGCGGCACTCAATCCTGGCGCCTTATTGAATAGACCAGCAAATTCCCACTCTCTTGCGATAGCAGAACCATCAGCAACAGCAGTAACTAATCCGCCTGGGGTTGCAGTTCCGATTCTTGCAAGTTTAAGTGTGTTTGATCCACTTGTGATTGCTGTAACTCTATATCTTGTACTGTGACTAGCGAATGTTACAACATCCCTTAGACTGAACAGTGCATGATCACTAACTACGATATCCGTAGTGTCGATAGGATAAGCAATAGTTGCTGGGTTAGCAACAGTTGCCGCAGCACTTTCTGAGTAAGCATTTACTGTAGCACATACTGAAACTCTAAGAGATTTTCCCTTAGAACCAGCATATCTAGCAGTCCATGCACCTAGAGAAGCAGCATCACTACCGTCTTCATAGGTGTTTTCATACTCTCCTAAATTCTTAATTAGTTTAGTGGCAGCGTTGTTTGAATTAGCGTTATACAATCCAGTTGCGTTAATACGTACCAGTCTTAATGCTGATCCATACTTCAGAAATGATTCTGCGGTAAAGAAATCTTCTTGTGAAGATTGAATATCTTTAGGTTCCCCAAATGATTCTACGATTCCGTTAGCGTCTGAAACTGTTACTACTTCATCAACAGGGCCCCATTGAAATGATCCTGCGAAAGCACCAACTGTGCTTGAAACAGCAGGAACCACATTTGTAAGATCAACTTCTTTGACCTGTACGCCTGGTGATACTTGAAATGCCATACTTTTCTCCTGTTAATGTAAAAAGTTTTGTTTACTTGATATATTTATAACTTTAAAGTTCTTAAGCTTTAAAATTTTATGTCTTGTCCAACTTGATGATACCAGCGATCTCCATCAGCATCTACGAAACTTTCGTCTCCATATTTGCCCCCAAATACTCCGGCTGGTAACATGTCGTCTTCTATTAGTCTTTGTTGTTCAGAATAGAGTAAGTTTTTAACTTGATGGTTAGTTAGGTGTGTGAAGTAGTCGGTGGTTATAAACCAACTGAATAATACACAATTCATCACCATATCATCATGATAACCTCTGTCTGCCTCATAAGACATACCTTTATTTATGAATGTCATAAGTTCATTGATTGTGGGTCTATCAATAAGAGTTAATCGATTCTCTTCTAAGATTTCTTTAAGTGTAGAACACCCAATCCTCTTAATCTTTTTGGTCATAGTAACACCGATATCATCAGCTTTTGTCTGACCTTGCACAAATACATTATCATATTCTATGTCATAGTGCAATTGTGAAGCTACCATAGAACCCTCTGCGTTATTTTCTATAATAACCAATGCAGTGTTGTATGCTTTTGCATACTTATTTATAATATCAGGAAATAGCATCGGGGATATCATGCTGTCACGATATGTTGCAACCTGAATAAACGGGTCTACACTTACATCGAAGATGGTCATGGTAGAGAAGTCCATTCCCCTACCTTTTGCAACATCTACTGTACATATATAGGTGTGATCTAAAAGTGGTTTTTGGTAGACTGAGAATCCATCCTTAAACCACTCAGGCTCCCACGCTTTTAGTCCCAGCAGTGTATTTGCGTTAATAAGTGTATTACCTGTCCCTAGGAAACTATTACCATATTCCTGTTCAAACTGTGCTTCTGAAGTGTTAGCAATAGTCTGCTTCTTCCACTCCTCGTCCCTATCGGGCACATCAAACCAGTTAATAGTAAATGACTTATACTCTGACTGACTATGTACAGCACTCTCATATATCTTATGGAACATATTACCAACACCATTTGCAGTAGAGGTAATAATAACCTTCGAGTCTTTACCTGAAGTAACAACGGGATATGTTGCAGTATAGAATGTCTCCGCATCATCAACGAATGCAAACTCATCGAGGTAGAGTAAGTTAATTGACATACCACGAATGGAACTTGAAGACGTTGCGGCTGCAACAACCTTACTATCATTTGCGAATTCGATGGAACCTTTGTTGAGAATCTTAACGCCCGGCTGTAAAAAGAACGGAACCGATTCTAACATAGTTACAATACGGGATATCATCTCCCTTGCAATTGCACCTTTGTTCGCAAGTACCGCCACTGTGACTTCGGGGTGAAAGACAATAAACCATAGTAAGTATGCACAAGATGTGATCGACTTACCACTCTGTCTTGATGCAAGAACAACATTGAAGCGATTATCATCGTAATGTTTTATAAGTTTGTCTTGATATCCACGAAGTTTGAACGGAACCATACCTTCATCTAGGGATATGATTTGTGTGTAGTTTTCTATGAAATGACATGGGTCTTGTGAACACTTTACATATTCCGCCATCTCATCTTCAGTATACTGGTGTTCAATACCAGCACGCTTGATTAGGGTGTTTCCTAAGTAACCTTCGTTTTTATTTACGGTCATAGTGTAGTTTAATCAACAGACTTCTGTTTTTTAAGGAACTTTTGCAACTCGGATGTACTACCAACATATAGATGGTTGTGTTGTGTGCCGATTTTCCCAGCAGCGGCATCTTCGTCTTGTAGTTTCTTTAGTTTGTGTTGCACGTCCAGTAACTTTTCAGCGGTCTCGCCAACAGTCTTTATTAACTGTCCAGCGACCTCGTAAGCCCTTGGGTTCTCCGTTTCTTTACAAACATCTAGTATCCCCTCAATGGCATCTTGCCCTCTCTCTACGAGTCCGTAGAGGTTCTCACGGGTATATTTGTAATCATTGACAATACTTTCAGATTGGTCTGTTGTGGTGGGCAATTTCTTAACTTCACGGACTATCTCACCAGTCTGAACCTTTATATCTGAAGTAATATCTAAAGTATCGTTCAGTCTAGAATCTATATCTTTTGGCATAATTAACTCGCATCCGTAACCTTATCCTCAGTAAATGTGGAACCAGCATCGTCATCATAAAATTTAACCGTCTCAGCAACAACAAATGTGTCGGACGGACTCACAGAACCGACAAACTTAAGTGTCGTACCCTGAATAATTGTAATAGCAGCACTTAATGTGATACTCAGTTTATCAGCAGCAATCGCTGTAACTGTAGGATTAGTAGCATTCCCAGTTGCAAATACTTCATCACCTATACTTATACTGTTATTTATTGCAGTAGGAAAGGTCACTGCTGTAGAGCTGGACACTACATTAGCAACTTCACCAAAGGCGGGCTCATAGTGTTTAACTTCTTTAACAAGACCTGAACCATCAATCTGCGATGATGTAAAGTTGCCGTTAGACTGATTAATGTATGATCTTTCAACAACATTTTTAATCACATTCCCTGTGTATACAGGCCCAAAGAAATACAGTTTCATCTGAAACGTTAGTGTGTACTCAATCACACGCCTTTCTTCCAACGTTCCTTCATAAGAATCTTCCATAGTAACACTATTAAGTGAGATTGGCACATCTCTTATATCGGACATGTCATCAATCATCTTCATGGTAACTGTATATTCGGGTTGGAAATATGGTAGTATCTGTTCTACAATCTGCAATGCATCGTTCATGTTCTTCGCAAGAACACTTAGTGTAAAGTCGAGAGTGTATGGTGCCGGCTGGTATTGAAATCCTCGCTTGGTGGCGTCACTCTCTAAACCTATTTTCTCATGTCTAAGCAGTTTATTTTGTTGTCTAGCAGCGTCATATTCAAACCCAGTCAATTCAAATGCCATTCTAGGTAAACTAATAGCACTTCTATTGTCGTCTGATAGATCACTTTCCTGATCTAATCTAGCAAGAAATTTTTGTTTTGGGCCGTAAGAGATTGGAACTTTCTGCATATGCAAAACTGTTCCATCAGCCTTTGTTTTTTTAACTGTGATATTATTGAATAACGTACCGAAAATTGATACACTTCTCTTAATAGTTTCATTATAAAAATATGTCCCAAACATTATGTGACCTCACCAAATGGATTTGTTTCTGAGAAGTCTAAGTAGTTGTCTGCTTTATTCTCAAATTCTAAGTTCTGTGCTGATTTATCATGTGTGAATGACATAACATCATCAATTGAATAGATCGTCCAAGTTGCTCCTGAATCGACGCCAACTAACACATCACCAACTGCAAGATTTGTGATGTTGTCTTTGATATTAACTGTTCTTGTTGACTCCACCCAGCCAACAATCTCACCGACTGTAACGCTGCTTCGGGTGACGTTCTCGCCTCTAAGGAAATTACCAGTACCACCAGCATTCATCGTCATATCAATAGTATATGCGTTCTCAGTCTCTATTAGATCAATAGCACCACCCACATCAAAGTCTTCACCACTATATTCGAATAGTTCACATTGTAACTTAAATACAAACAGTTTTCCAACTTGATAGAATGGATTTTCGTGTTCTACGAATTTGATTTCAAACATCGAACCACTAAGAGGGAAGTAGATTAGGTCTCCTTCATTAGGTCTTAGTGATGTTGCAAGGTTAGAGTCTAGTGATATGAATCTTTCCCATGTTCTTAAAGAAAGAACAAAGGTTGCTGTGTCCCTAACCTGAATGCCAAACTTTGACATAAGGTCGCCTTCGCCCTCAAATCCGTCTGTATTTTCTAGATACATTTCTACACCATAAGCATCACCAAAGTGGGCTTGCACATCTTCACCTAGGATGGTATCTTCTTCAACCACTTCTCTAGGTAGGTAGTATGTCTCATGACCATAGAATCGCAATGATTCAACAACCAAATCTTCATAGAGGTGTTGTTCAGTGTTTACTGCATGGTTAAAAAATACATTTGTTGGCATGGGTTACCCTATCATATCGAGTACAGGCATTTCATAGTTCAACCTAGACTCTTCTTCTAATTTTGTAAGTTCTTCTTGTGCTTCCGACTTCATCTGAGCAGCATCAAGTGTAACACCGCCTGGTAATGAAATCCCTGAGAACTTACTCAAGTTTTCACCCCATTGATATTTAACTAATGCTGTTGCATATCTCTTTAACCACATGTCATTATAGATATCAGTCATATCATTAGGGTCTAACTTTCTATAACATTCGATGACTAAAAACTCGCCAGAGACAAACTTTTGTTTAGTTCCATCGATATACAATCTATTACTGTGTGTGCTGTATCTAATCGGCATTCTACCAACCAACATATCATTCATCATCGTAAGATGTGATTGCACCTGTGAGTAATATAGAATACTTGTTGAACTTAAGTCCCACAAATCATTCAACCTAAGTTGGTACTGTATATCAAACATGCTGGATGTTGTGCCAGTGCTGAACGGGAATATATTGATTACACTTAACACATGTTCGGGTAGTGTAATATAGTTTTGACCTTCGCCATATGTTTGACCCGCAACAGCTTGTGTGCCACTGGTAGCAGCATTGTGGTTCTCGTTGGTAAACATTGACGCCAGATCAGCATCTGTAAGTTGGTGTTTCAAATACGTCTTGATAGAGCCATCATAATGAAACTCTCTAAAATATTGTAGAGCTTCATCGATTCTGTCATCAAATTGATCATCGTCAACGTTGATTTCAAGAACTGGTGATCCCAATTTTCGTTTTACGTATTCTTTGAATGTTGCTTTTGAGTTAGGTTCTGCCATGGCTAAATCCGTAGTATTTGTGTATACTACTATTTATAACGTTTGGGAACCTATTCTTGGAAGAATGTTTTGGTGACTACCCTATCTAACTTAGAATCCAATCTTTCCATTGTATCTAATAGCCTTTGGAATTCAACACCCAATTGATCTCTAGTAACGTAGTCTCTAGCAACCTCTTCACGAGTCTTGTTTAGAAGTATATCTATACGTTTGTGTTCGCTTAAAATTGATCTAACTAAAAACCCCATCGGAAAAATGATGAGGGTCATAACGGCGTTCCAAAGGAAGATTGGTGAAATGTTTATATCCATGTACGTATTTAGATATAAGTGACTGTCACTCCTCGTTAAAATCCAATAACGGTGTATTTATTTTTACTAATCCAGCATTCTCATCCAACTCAAAGCAATTCTCATCGGGATGCCATCCTTTAGGGGGGTTGCCCATTCTAGATTCAGGAGTTGTCATGTGGTACGCCATATTAAATGAAACTGAATATCGATCCTTATCGCTGATATTCGGAGCGACCATATGCATCATTCCACTAGGGAATAGAATAAGTTCGCCAGATTTAGGTTCAAATTCCCAAGCTTCTTGTTGTCTATTAGAATGTGGCATATCAGAAACTACTTTCGGGTCTGTATTAATACCTATAAAATTCCCCTCATCCCCATCGGCATGGATATAGAACACTCCACTATACCAACATCCATTATGAAGGTGTGGTTTGTTCCAAGCATCTCTGTCATTGATATTAGCCCAGCAGTTACCCATTTGGTATTTTAGGTCTTGCGAACATCCGTAATATGGCCAAACCTCGTCCATAAAAGTTTGTTGAATTCTATTCATTAACTTTTGGAAGATTGGGTTGTTGTCGACTCCATCGTTAGACTGCCATCCAGTGTAAGCATTGGAAATTTTACGGCCAATAGGATCACGTCTACGCATAGCATCCATCTCGTCTTTGAGCATCTTGATATATTCATCACTAAAACTTCGCTCTTTGCCAAGATTTGGATTTAGTAGGTTTCTTTGAAAGACTACCGTAGGGAATAAATGTCTAATCATTATTTAAGGTCTAACTCCAATTGTATTTCACTACTAGTTTCTTCTGTATTTATTTCTTTCATTTTACCTGTGACGGGATCAAATGGGCATTCTGTGGGTGGTTTACCATCCTCTTTAAAAAATTTACTTTTTTCCTGCCAATACCCTCTTTTTCTGTATGGGCCAAACTCTCTCATGCCTGGGTCTTCAAATTCTTTGTCTTGACCCCATTCTTGCATACCTCTGCTGTATGGGGTTGATTCCCAGTCTGCGGTATAGTGAGACCTTGCATCTGTCCAATGTTTTGATGATTTGACCTCATAAGATGCTACCCACTCTTCTCTCTTGTATGGTATAATCTGACATATAGGTGTTCCCTTCTTAATAACAAAGGAATGATCTACCTTTGGATAAAATATTATCTGAGAGTTGTCCATCCCTACATTGAATTTATCCGTATCTATAATTCCCTGCCATGTTGCAAAATACTCATTCTGAAATAAGAAAGGGTCTAAATAAAAACATGAATAACCTGGCGGGGTTTTTATGTTCCACGGACACCTCATTTTAAAGGCATCCTTTATCAAGGACATTCCATCTGCCCCATGGCCATGGTATTCAAATGCACTTCTAACTTGTTCTTTGGGATGGGAAACCGAGGCGCTGCTATCAACATCAGCATGTGAATCCCATGTATAGAAATCATGTTCTCCTTTGTCGCCACCGACTGTACCATTGAGAACGTGCATGTCTCTATTAGCGACTATTATCCAACCACTCTTTAACCAGTCATCCATAGCTGGACAAGCTCTTAGAGTTTGTTGCATCACTCCTGTTGTGAAATCAGCAACCTTCATCTTCTTCCACCACTCAGGTGAAATCGATTTAGCTAATACTGGTTTAAAGTCTAGTAATGTGTCTTCGCTGTAAGCGTGGAACTCTATCGTTGGCATCAAACCACTCCTCTTCATTTTTAATTAATCTTACTTCATCGCCCCTAAGAACTACAGACTTCCTGTCCATATATCTCGCTCTTGGACTTGGCGCATCAGCACCGTGTGGTATTCTACCATCAAACATTAACAATCGATTTGACTTAAATTCTACTTCTGCAAATTGATGATTCTTAATGTGTTCGTCCCTTCCCATTGCACCCCATTGTGGTCTGTCATAAAACCTCAACTTACCACCCCATTCAGCGGTGTTCCAATATGAATTGGTGTAGTAGAGGAATGATATGTTATAGTCGTCTTCCTGAGCGCAATCTGCGTGGGTGGTTCCATTCAATCCTTGTGTCTGAGAATTCAATCCCATGTACTGAAATCGTTCCCACTTAAACCCAAACTCCATCTGAAGTCTTCTATTCATATAGGATGGGAATACCCGATCTATACCTGACATGCCAGTAGCACCACCGTCCTCATATAAATCCGGCCCTTCTTGTCCTCTAAAGAACGTGGAACCCCAAAATTGATGATGTGGGAGGCCTGTTTTACTGCCACTCTGAACCTCATTGGTTTTAGACCAATACTGAGACCTACTAATTAAACTGTCAAAGTGAACGTGGAGCTCAGGTGCCATCCAATTGTCCAGCACATAAATATCTTTTAACGGTAGCGACTGTACTTTAAATGGGCTATCTATATGAACTATTTTTGGTAGGTCATTAGGATTAGGAACGTCTCCCATTAGATAACATTCACATCAGAGTTATTGTCGTGGTTGGCCATCGCCTGGCCGGGAACTGGCATAGGATTTGGGAATTGGTTGGCATATGACTCAAATGGTTCCAACATATCTTCTCTAGTAGCAAAGATTTGATTCATGAGTTTATCGAATATTACCCAATTAGCATCACCAAATTCCATCACACGTCTAGCATTAGACCTATATGGGTGGTTTGATCCTTCTCGTCCAGCAAATACAACTTCAGCAACTTGTTCAAACCCAAATTGATTAGCAAAATCAGCAAGGTTTTTACTGCATATCTCGGATATCTGATTGACATATTGACTATTAAGTGTTACGCCTGCAGGCGCTTCGGAATTGGAAATGTATGTTTCAATTGCGTCCATCTCCACTTCATTCAATTGATCAGCTTTCTGATCCTTAAATTCAACACCTTCTTTCCAACTTAAAATTTTAACCTCGGGCTCATCGTAAACTAGGACTTCGTAGTCGAATCCCAATTCGGGACGATCTACGTTTTTAAACTCATACTGCAATCCGTTTGCTTTACGTACAATGAGTTCGTTATTTTCTGTGTATATTAATGCATTTTTCATAATAAATTTTTTCCTGTATTGTGTTCTAATAGTATAACATAAATTTGCTATAACGTCAATAGTCTTTTGGCGTTGTGGTAGTTCTCTAGATTATTTATATGATCTAAAGTCATGTCTTTTACCCAAGGCCCACCACGAGTATAGTGTATAGCAGTGTAGTCCCACTTTACTTCGGGGTCATCATACCCCTCAACAAAGACATATTTTTGTGGAATCTCACTAATCTTATCAGTCCATTCAAATTGGTGTAGCTGCTTTCCAGTCCAAGTGTTGACAGCATCGGGAGTTAGTTTCTTACAATCCTCATGTCCATTGTTAAATATCATTAGACTTGACCACAATTTACAGGGGTAGTCTATATTAACTTCTCCATCAAACTTAGTTGCATCATGTTCATAGTGTGGATATTTAATACATGCTACAGCATCATCCGTGTTCAAGTAATAGAACATAGGAAGAACACTCTTTGTGAATATGAAATCATCGTCTGCAAAAATACTGAATCCCTCATAATTTTCTAAGTATGGGATTAGAAATCTACTGTATGTAAACTCAGTACTTTGGTTTGCATACTCACGTGTGTATTCGGGTATGTCAGCAACATCTAGAAGCTTAACCACAGGTGTAAATTTAGTATACTCCACATACTGACCAAATCCAACACTATTTTCAATCTCACGTTTGACTGCTTCTTTAGCAATCTTAGCTAAGTCCCCATGTCTAGAATCGTATCCCAAATAGATGGTCAATGGTTTACCACAAGTTAATGTGGACACCTTTTTACTATGTTCCCACACATCCCTTCTAAACTCTATATTAGAATGGTCGGATTGAAATTCAATGGTTCCATGTGTAAATATCATACTCATATTATCATGTAAACACTTGTGAGCGCCATCGTTAATCTTACTAGACCAGTAATCTAGAGTTTGATCTGCTGTTAGTGTAGTAGCATCGGGAAACGAATCTTGGAAGTCCCATATCAGAAGTTCATGTGACGGGTCTTCCATTTCTTCGAACACTCCCGACCTAACGCTGCCTGGGTGTATCGCCAATTGAACTTGGTTCTCACCAGCAACTTTGGTGAATCCTTGAATTGGAGCCCAAAGACCTTCTTCTCGAATCGATTGTATCAACCAGTGTGCTTTTGCACTATGATAATACATAGAATTTAGTGATACTGGAAATTGTTCTGTTTCAAAGTCTCCAGCTTCCCGTTCTTCACCGCAATAATCTGCAATGTCTTTAATTTCATCATCAACAGTGGCCACTTGAAACTTAGTTGTTATGTTGATTTCACCAGCTGGTTGAATACCCGAAGTGTAAATATCAGGCATAAACCTATGGTATGCATTCGCTGGAAATCTAAGACCATTAAACCCTAGCAGCTTCTTTGATCGTCTCAGTGTTTCTAAATCTTCCCACTTTAACAGTTTGAGAGGCGGCATAATATCCGTAAAGAAATGACTTATCATCTCATATCCCAACTTGCTTTGAGAGTCCTCTTTACTTACGGCATTGCGCCAATCGGTCATATCTATCGATCCCAAATGGAATGATTCCATCTGCATTCGCTCACCATGATTTAGATTTGTCAATTCGGGAAGGGGATTTAGTTCAAGGTGATCCTTGACTTCTTGTAGAGTTGTAAACTTTTTCACATGTAATCCTATAATGATAATTCGTACTAGTATTTATATACATAAAAAAAGGGACTCCGAAGAGTCCCTTAAAAGGTGGTATCATACTTCTTATTATATTATTAACTCGTAATTGGAGAGTTCTGCCAAGATTGTTGTAAAGCACCATCCCATCTAATAACAGGAGTCTGACCTGTTCTAGCATACGTACTAGGTGATCTGTGACTGTATGTAAATGGCGTTTGACCTTGTCTAGAATATGTACTAGGTGATCTGTTCTGATAAGTGAACGGAGTCTGACCTTGTCTAGCATACGTACTAGGTGATCTGTTCTGATAAGTGAACGGTGTTCTACCTTGTCTAGCATAAGTGCCTGGTTGTCTTGCACTTGCGATATACGGATTTTGACCATTCACTGGATTCTGATAGATAGCAGGTTGTCTTGCGTTAGCAATATAAGGTGTCTGACTATTTACAGGGTTCCTATACGTGAACGGTTGTCTGTTCTGATACGTAAATGGCGTTTGACCTTGTCTA